ACCGGTCAGCACACCGCCGTCTCGGTAGAACCACTTGCGTCCTCGGGTGTCACATCTGATGATCACCATTTCATCGTCCTCTCGTTGCGGTGTGGGGAACCGGCGGAGCTGTGCGGCAACGGCCTCCACCGCGCCCCGGCCGGCGTTGATCTCGAAATGCATCTCGTCCTTGCGGCCCTGGTAGTCCCCGCCCCACCGGACCACATTGACCACACTGGCCAGAATCTCGTGAATGACCGCCACCTGTTTGCGAGTGAACGTGCCGAGGACACCCAGGGGGTGGCGGGTGGCGTTCACGTCCACCGCCGTGCCGCTCGCGTGGTTGCTGGTGTCACTGCCACCACGCACCGGGCGGGCGGCGTAGCCCCAGTCGTCCAACTCACCGCGGGTCGACTTAAGGTCGATGTCCTCCACCTCTTTGTCGAACCGGGCCAGCACGTGCATGAGCACGTCACCCGCCGGGCCGTCCGCCACCGTGACAGCCACGCCGGTGCCGGGAATGGTGCGGCGCGACCGTGGCGGGTTGACCGGCCACCCGTTCTGACTGTTCGCCATAGCTCTCCTCACGTGCAGCTGTAGGTCGGTGCCGCTGGATCGAACGGGTCTGTCCGGGAGCAGGTGTGTTCTCCGAGGAGGTCCGTGTACGTCCAGCTTACGGGCGGTTCACCCGCCGGGCCGACATCGCCGGGGGGACCAGCCGGGCCAGCGTTGCCCACGGGCCCGGCTGGTCCTGTCGCTCCCGGCTCTCCGGGGTTGCCGGCGGTTCCTGTGTCCCCGGAGGGCCCCGGTCCTCCAGCGGGGCCAGGAGCGCCGGTGTCGCCCACGAGGCCCGGCGCACCCGCCGCGCCGGGGTCGCCACGGACACCGGGCGGACCGGCGGGTCCGGGCTCACCTTGCGGCCCCGCCGGTCCTGTGTCGCCGACAGGGCCGGGGGCGGCCGGCACCTGGTCGGCTTGTCGGCACGCGCCGGTGCGCTCCAGCTCGATGGCTGCGTCGCCCCCCGACTGGCACGCGGCCTTCACTCGGGTCGCGAGATCCTCGGTGGTGTCCACTGCGGTGTCGCGCTCGTTGATGATGGTGAGGCCGATCAGCACGAGCGCGGCCAGGAGCAGCACGGCGACCACGCCGACCACCCGGTCCATCGCCGTGCGGTGCCGGTGATGCTGGGCCATTTCCTCCGCCGTCATGTTCCTGTGTCCGGTCGAATCAGGCGGAGGGTGTGTTCCGCTTTGTCCGCTCGGAACTCGGCTTCCTGTCTGGCTTGTCGTTCGGTAGCCACTTCCAACTCCAGGTTGTCTATCCTGGTTTCCAACGTCGTGATCTTGGACGCATGCTTGGTTTCCAACGTGGTGATCTGAGCAGCGAAGTCCTTGACCTCGTTACGGTATTGCTGCCTGTCTTGTCGATTCGAGTTGAGTAGGTGTCCAATAACGGTGGCCAGTAAGATAACCAGCGCACCACCTGTGACTCCAGAAGCGATGTCCACTAAGCACGCTAGCCCTCTCCGTTACCCCGGATGGTTTACTTGTTCTCGACGTACAGTTCTTTGTTCGACGTGTTCATGGTGTTGACGCCAATAACCTTGAACCACTGCTGAACATTGTACGAGTTGAACGGGGTCAGTCCGGACACGTAGGTGCGCCGGATACCGGTGGCTCCGGCAGTGTTCTGACTGACCTGCACGGCGTTGGCGTCGGACGCTGTCACGATCGCGGAGCCAGAGCCGACCACGGCACCGGTGCACACCCGGATGGTGCACAGTGAGAACAGTCCGCCACCGGCCGACGCCGATAGCTGGAGTTGGTTGGTGATCATGACCCCGCCGGAGGGCGGAGCCACGAACGCAGTGCCGCACGCGGTGCCGCCGGTCAGGGTGTTGACGTAGCTCGTGCTCGTGGTGGATCCAGCGGTGGCCTGCGCGCTGGTCGCCACGGTGTCGTCCGGATAGCGCACCCATGCGGCACCGCTCCAGCGCTTGAGGGAGAGGTTGCTCAGGTCGAATATGACCTGGCCGGTGTAGGGCACGGTCACGCTGGCTGTGGTCGCGACAACCGGGATCCCCCCGACCCGTCGCCATATGGCATTGAACCCGTCACGCACGCGGAGCGCTTGACTGTCCGTCTCGTAGATCGTTTGACCGGGGTACGGCGAGGAGGGCAGGGTGGCCGTGGTGCACTCGATCACGGGGACCGTGTCGTCCAGCCGTTCCCAGTTCGCCTCGAACACTGCCCGGTCGGGGAACGGTTCGGTGCCGTCGGGCAACGTCAGTCCTAGGTGGAACGTGCTGCCGCTCATCGCGAGTCCCTTTGCTTGATCGAGTGGAGTTCGTGTCGTAGTGCCTGCACGCGATCGACCGGTGTGCGTTGCACAGCTCGGGCAGTGTGGTGCACTTCTCGGGCCACACGAACCAGCTCACGTTTCACCGTGAGAGCTTCGGGGTCCATGTGGTGGTTATCCACCACGGACTGGAGCTGGGAAGCGGCACGCCCTCGGGTGCTCATCCGATGGCGCAACTTCACCTGAGCACACCGAGCGATGTGCGCGGCACGCACCTGTTCGAGGGTCACATTCTCGTCGTACAGCTGGGGTCCGACTGCCCAGTCCTCACGGGTGAGATACGGCTCTGCCAGCACGATATCCAGCAAAGTGGAGGTGTCGGAGGGATCGATGCCGTACTCCGCCGCGCGCCACTCCAAAGCGTCATGCGGGAATAAGTGTGACCCTTCCTCCACCGTGCCGTCATCGTGAGTGACCTGAGTGGACACTCGGAAACGGTCGTTGCCCTCGTCCTTAGTGGACAGAAACTCTCTCTTCATTAGAATGCCCTCGCTGCCCATATCAGGATCTCACAGTTACCCGACGGGTATGTCACGCTGAATCCGGTAGCACTCGCCGCACTAATGCAATGGTACTTTCCCGTAGCCCCACCGGAAGTAGGCAGGATGTCGCAGATCACGTTCATGTTGCCGACCATGGTCGCACCGTAGGTGACTGCCTGACTCGTACCACTTCCGGCCACGTGATCGGTGTAGAGCGCGCTTAATCCGCCTGCTGTATGGGTTTTCTGGAAGTGGCCTTTAAGCGCGATAGCTTCCGTACTATCAAACCTAATCCACGCATCGGCACCGGAATCCTTGTAGCCGTAGAAAGCGTTCCCGGACTGGAACGTCACGCGGCCGCCATGGGCCACCCGTGCGGCAGTCTCCTGCTGTAGCAAGAAGTTGGTTCCGAACACCACCTGGGTGATGTGGTCGGACGATCCGTCGTCGTACATGTCGATGCGGGCAACGCCCCCAGGGTCGGGGTTGAGCACGATACGCTGGGGGTCGGTGTCCAGTCCACTTTGGAACTTGCCCACGATCGTAATGTCTCCGCCCACCTCCGCGTTCATCGTCTCGGCGTTGCTCGCGTTGTACAACCGAAGTCCGTCCACATCGGACTCCATGCGGGCACCGGACACGCCGGTCTTGATACTCCCCGCCAGTAGCCAATCAGCCGTGATGGTTCCGGCGGTCACCTTGGACACGGTCAGGCTGGAGATGTGCGCGTCGTCCACCAGCTCCGCCGTCGCCGGCACCGCGAAACTCGACAAGCTCTTGTTCCCCGCCATGTCCACAGCGATGACCTTGAACCAACCGGGGGTCAGGTTGTCCAGCGGGAACGTGGCGACCAGCGGGATGTGTCCGCTGATCATCCCCCAATTGACCATGACCTTGCCGAGCAGCGTGGTGTCGGAACAGGTGAACGTCGGCTCCGTTCCGATGTGCAGCTCCATGTGGTGCATGTCGCGGTCCAGGTTGTACGTCCCCCCGGAAGCGACGCCCAACGTGTGGATCATTTGCACGGCGAGGGTGGACGCGGCGATCGTGGGCGCGCCCGGCGTGGCCGGCGGCTGGTCGTCGCTCGTGGTGGTCCACTCTGTGACCGCCGACCAGGCCCCGTAGTTCGTCGGCGTGGCGAGGTCGGCCGCCCGGATCTGTGCCTCGTACGGGTGTGCGGGGATCAGCTCCTGGAGGCGGAACGTCTCACTGTCGAACGGGGCCACCGCGAACTGCCAGTCCGTCGCGGGGTACAGCACCGGCTCATCCCACGTCGAACCGGTCGCCTCCCACTGATCCCAGGTCAGGCCCCGCGCTTCGGCCTGGTCCCAGGTGAAGGGGTAGAGCGGGGTAGTGGCGGAGCGGTAACGGATCTCGTAGTGTGACCCGTCCACGATCGGCGTGCCGCCGACGTTGTCAGGCCGGTCCCAGGTCAGCAGCACTTCCCCGCGGGCCTCGCCGGTGACCGCGCTCTGGTACACGCCGAGCCGGAAGGGCTCCGTCCAGGTGACCACGTCCGGCACCGACGCGTCGGGCACCGGCAACCGGCCGATCGGTTCCGACCCGGTGCCGGTGAGCGAGCGGCTGTAACCCCCGACCTTGACGGTGGTCTGCCCGCCCTCCCACACCACGTAGTCGGTGAGGTCGTACCAGGCACCGAGCTTGTCGCGGAACGCCACGGTGAAGCCGGGCGCGACCGGCCAGGTGGTCTCGATCAGCCGGAGCTTCACCGGGTTGGTGACCGCGCCACGGAACACGACCTCGTTGGTGGGGTCCTCCAACCCGATGTCCGGATCGAACACCCACAGGTAGTCACCGACCAGCACCGATCCGTTGATGTCGTACTCCGACGTGGACAGCGCGAGTGCGTCGCGCGTGCCGGAGAACCGGTTCAGTTGCAGCTGGGCCCGGACGTCGGCGTTGGTGGCGTCGGTGGTGGACTCGCTCACCATGCGGGTCAGCACCACGGGGTTGCCGTGCAGGTCCTTGTACGGGTTCAGGCCCGGAGCGATGTCGGCGGAGCCGGTGGCCACGGTGGTGTCCGTGGACGCGGCGAGCAGCAACGCGCGAGTGGTGAAGTCCTCCACGTCCTGGTCGGTGTTCGACGTGCCGAGCAGCGCGCGCAACCGCATGTCGACGCCGGCACCGCGCTTGATCACCATGCACTTGGGGTCGGTGACGAACAGGTCCTCCGGCGCGCCGGCGTCCAGGGTGGCGTCCCCGTTGACCCGGTACTCGCCACCCATGGTGGTGCACACGTAGTCGATGGCCTTGCGCGGCGTCGTGTACTGGAACGTGTTGGTGAAGGTGCCGACGATGGGGGACAGGAGCCCCTCCAGCACCGCGGCGGGGAGGAGGTCCCGCACCACCTGGGTGAAGTCCTCAGCGGTGAAAGTGATCGGGGTTTCGATCACCGCGCCCTTGTCTTCCTCGTCACCCAACCAGAACGCCATGCCGGCACCGGTCAGCGCCGGGGCGTCGTCGTGGTCGCCGACACCGCGCAGCACGCCGGTGTAGCGGCTCGACCGGAGCAGGCCGTCCCCGACCTTGCGCGGGTCGAGCCGGCCGGTGTGGATGGTGACGTGGCCGAAGTAGTTGGCGGCCAGCATGTCCCGGATCTTGCGCGGCGTTTCCTTACGCAGAGTCAGGTTCCAGTTACCCAGTGCCCCGATGGCTTCGGTGATCGGCATGGCTACCTCCTCACCGGGACGACGAGTTCACCGGGGGTGCCGAGGTACTGAGCCATCAGGTGGTCCGGCTGGTCGCCGGCCACCGCGCCGCTCCCCGCCGCCGCCACGCCGATGAACGCGTCGAGCGCGACGGTGGCCGCCTTGCTGAGTCCGCCATTGATCACGTCGCCAGTGAAGGCCAGTGCCGAGCCGACCACGTAGCGGTTGCCGTCGCCGTCGTTGGCCGTGGCCCTGACGTAGCCTGTGCCGGCCGTTCCCGCCTCGGTCGCAGCCCGGACCACCTTGAGCGTCGTGGACGTCTGGGACTGCACGTACAACTCCAGCGTGCGGGCACCCCGGACCAGCGTGAGATCGGCGGTGACCCGCCCCGGCGCGGCGGCACTGGCCCACAGCACACGCACGACGACCTGCTCCAGCTCGTTGCGAAGCAGGGTCACCGACCGGGCGGTGCCGAGCGTGACGCCACCGGCCAGCACATCCCACGACTTGGCGTGCCACGCGCCGCCGGTGTAGGCGGCCACCTCCAGCACACCGCTAGCCGCGAGCGGACGCACGCGCACCAGGCCGTTGCTCAGCTCCCAGCCGCTGGCCGCTGGTGAGAAGTTCAGGCCTGAACGCTCCAGCGCGTCGCCGTCCAGGAACCGCACACGGCCGGCGAGGCAGGCCACGGTGGACGCGCCCCACCGCGGGTGCGTGGCGGGCACGTTCCGGTAGACCACCTGGGCCCCGTCCGCCCCAGTGCGGGTGATGACGCTGGGCACGGTGGCGTCGGACCAGTAGCCGTAGTGGCCGATGGGCGGCGCGTGCCAGCGCTCGCCGGTGACGGCGTGGCTGGTGTTGCGCGTGAGCGGCCCGGACAGACGGCTCTCCATGTCGGTCTCGAACTCGGTGCCGAGTCGGGTCAGATCAAGGGTCCAGGTGACGGTGGCCACCTGTTGGAAGTTCGAGTAGCCCGCTTTGACGTTGGCCACCCGGTAGTAGCCCGACAGGCGTGGCTTGTCCACGAAGGTGACGGGCACGAGCGCGCCGGTCATCCCCAGGAAGTCCTCACGCCGCCGTTCCAGTTCGATCAGGGTCAGGGGCGGGAGCGCCTCTTGCCCGGTGACGGTCACGCCGTCACCAGTCTGGTCGGCGCTCCAGTCCTCGCGAAGGACCAGGCGTCCCAGGGTGATGGTGCCGAAGCTCATCGCGCCGTGCTCCTTTCGACGTTGCGGATCTCGTCGCGCAGGAACTCCGCCGTGGTGCGGAGGTCGGTCTTGCTCATGGCGTTGAGGGATCCGGGGAACGTGACGGTCAGGTTGTCGATGTTGATCGTGGTTCCGCCGGGGCCGGTGGCGTCCAGCGACGCGCCGTCACCGCCGAACCGTGGGGGCCGGGAGGTGAAGGCGGGCAGGGGGGTGTTCGCGATGGCGTCCGTCATGCCCACAATGCGGGGCTTGACCTCGGTCTCAAACCCCTTGTCCAGGCCGCCGGCCAGTCCGTCCATAATGGACTTGCCATGGGGCATAAGAAGAACTGCGTCGACTTCGATCGGTCCTTTGTGGTCAGCGATCCAGTCACCGATGCCGGACACGAAGTCCTTGACGTTGTTCCACATTGCCTTGAGTCCATCCCACAGACCCTGAATGATCCGCTTGCCTGCGTCGAACAGGAGCCGGCCCACGTTTCCTATGCCGTCGAGAATGCGACCAGGCAGACCACGCACCCAGTTCACGAAATCGGTCAGCTTGCCGATCGCTCCGTCCTTGAGTCGGCCGAACCACCCGGACACTTTGCCGGGCAAGGCACCGAGCATCTCGAAAAAATCGCCGATATCCTTAATCCGCTTGCCAACCCAGTCAGCGATCTTGGTGACGATGTCGGACACGAATTTCCATATCGCGTTCCACACCGAGGTGGTCACACTCTTGATCGTGTCCCAGTTCATGATGATCAAGACGACCAGGCCGACGACCAGCGCGATGATGATCAGCACCGGCGCGAACGCGAGCACCCAGGACGCGGCCATGCTGATAGCTCCGGCGATCGACGCGGCGGCCATGGCGATCCAGCCGCCCACCACCTTGATCCCGGCACCAACCGCGGTCCAGGACATCGTGTTCATCGCCATCACCAGCATGGAGATGTTGCCCACCACCGGCATCAGTTCCCCGCCGGCACCGAGCGCCCACGAACTGATCGAGCCCAGCGGGCCCTCCATGTTAGTGACCGACTGAACCCAGCCCTCGAACTTGCGCTTCACGGACTCGATGCCGTTCGCGGCGGTGTCGGCCGCCGCGGCGTTCATCTTGTCAGTGGCACCCTTGACGTTGGTGAGCGCCGACTCGGTGAGGTCCATCTTCGGGAGGATGGCGCGCAGGGTGTCTTCCCACTGGGTGCCGAACAGCGCGACGCCGGCAGCGTTTTGCTGGACCGGGTCCTTCATGTTCTGGAGCGCGGTCAGTACCTGGATGAGCCCGTCGCTCGCGCTCTTGCCGCCGGCTGCCACCTTCTGGTTCATCTCGTCGGCGTTCAGGCCCATGTCCTCGTAGCCCTGGGCCACGGCGTTCGAAGTGTCGATGGCCCGGAGACCGAACTCCTTGAACACGTCGGCCATTACGTCGCCGTCGCGCGCGCCGGCCTGGAGCCCGGCGGACAGCACACCGAGCGCGGTGGCTCCGTCGAACCCCAGCTTGGCGAATTGGGGAGAGTACTCGTTGATTGTTTCGAGGAGGTCGCCCGCGTTGTTGCCGCCGGACTGGAACGCACGGGTGATCTGATCGAACGCGGTGTCGACGTCGGGGGCCAGCTTGTTCTTGACCAGGTTGCCCGCGGCGCGAATGACCTCGCTCACGTCCTGGTCGTACACCGACGCGAGACCCATCGCGTCCTCGGTGGCGCTCTTAATGTTCTCTTTGGACGCGGTGTTCAGGTTGTACAGGTTCTGCCCCACACTGGCGATGGCCGCGTTGACGTCCGGGATGGACTCACCGAAGTTGTCGCGGTACACCTCGCCAGCGATCTTGCCCGCGTTCTGCGAGACCTCTTTCGTGAGGTTGAGCTGGGCCCCCAGTTTGGCCGTGCTCTTGCTGATGTCCAGGTTGTCGGTGATCCCTTTGGAAATCGTCGCACCGATCGCGAGACCACCGGCCCATTTCATCATGGAGGAGCCGATGGACTCGCGACCTTCGGAGGTGCTGTCCTTGGTGAACACGTCGATGAACGCCGAACCCATCTTGAAACCCTCAGACACGGGGGCTCCTTTCGATGATGTCCGGGTGGACGCTTTCCACCTGTGACAGGGGAACTTCCTTGCGGTCCTTTGTGGACTGTCCAGTCCCTGACCTGTCCTGCTCCGCCGCTACTCGCGCCGCCATCACTCCGGCGTAGGCCGGCAACCGCAACGCGAACCGGAAGAACTTCGGGCCCGGCATCGACCAGGGGTCCTCGATCCTGTGGAACACCGAGAGATCACTCTCAATGTCCTCCAGGTGGTCGAGAACCCAGATCACCTGCCGGACCCGCTGGAGTTTCCCTCGTCCTCCAGCGCCCCCATGACCAACTTCTGCGCGGCGGACATGATCGACTTGAACTGGTCCTGGGTCAAGTCGTCGTAGTCACACAGCGCGTCGAGACCGTCCACTCCCAACAGCTCCTCCAGGAGCGCGGCGGCGGCGTGGTCCTGCCCCTGCCGGCGGAGGTTGCGGAGGTAGCGAATGCCGATGACCGCGCGAGGCGACGCCGGCACCGTGTACTCCCGGCCGTCGATCTTGAACAGCACCACGCGGTCGGTGGCGGCCGACGCCGTGGAGGCGGGGAGTTCGATGACCTCCACACCGACGTCCACGGGGGACACCACGCGAACGGACGGCTTGCGCTTGCTTGTGGTGGGGCCAGCCATGGTGAGACTCCTCAGTCTGCGTCGATGATGCGGAACGGCCGGATGCTGGGGCTGACGTAGAACCCCTTGATCGTGACCTTGAAAACGGTCTGGCCGTCCTTCTTGTACTGGGTTTCGGTGCCCTCCACGGAGAGCACCTTGCGCACGACTACCATGCGTCGGCCGGTGCCGAACCACCCGTGCACGAGCAGGGCGGAGTAGTTGGGCTGCGTCGCGGCGTCGGAGTCGACCGGCTCGAACGCGCGCCATCCGACACCGGTCGAGATGGTGCCGCCGTTGAGCGCGTACTTGAGGTTGTCCAGGGACGGCTCCGCCATGTTCGTTTCCATGGTGATCTCGCGGAGAGTGGGGCGCGTGCCCGGCACGTCGATGAGCTGGTCGACCTCCAGGTCCTTGAACGTAGTCTTGATCACCAGCTTGAGGCCGTCCGTGGTGCCGCCGACGTCGCCCCAGGCGGACGCTTGGGGGGTGTCGTTGACCGCGGTCTCCAGCGGTTCGGCCGCGCCGAACAGTCCCGTGTAGATAGTCGCCGGCCCCTGAGTCAGGTCGGTCACAGTAACTGACATGGTGGTTACTCCTTGTTAGCTGTTGTCGTCGCCCGTGGCCGAACGCGACTGGTTGCTCCGACGTGCTTCGGGAAGATCGGCGATCAAGCCCTGCCGATACAAGTCCGTGAGCTCCTGGTCCCCGACTTCAATCACCCGATCGGGCTGCATCGTCGTGACTACCTTGTGCATGGTCATACCTCCATTGTGGACAGAGTCCAGGTGAACTCCAGGTCGAACCGGAAGTGGGCGAACCCGGCTCCGTCGTCGGGCACCTTGACCGGCTCACCGAGCGCGTGCACCGTGCGGAGCAGCGGCAACACATAGCCGTTCGGCACCGCCAGCGCGACCTCCTGGGCCGACTCCAGGAACGTGCCCGCCCACACTGCCTCGGCAAGGCGAGACGCGATGCCCCACGGCACCGAGCGCGAATCGAGCCGCACGGCCCAGGTGTCCACCTGGACAACGGACCGGCGGGTCGGCACGTGGATGCCCGGCGCGCCGCCGACCGCGGTGTGCTGGACGAACCCCTGGATGACCCAGTCCGGAGCCGGCTCAGTGCGAGCGGCGGGGAGGGTGGGGCCGATGCATGAGGTGGGCAGGCCGACGACCAGGCGGAGCCAGGCGTCGGCCACGAGGGCGGCGTCCGGGCGGTTCATCGGAAGTCCCGGTTCTTGTACGCGGCGGGGCGGAGGTAGGGCTGAGCCGCGACGTGCGTGCCGGCACGGGTGGTGTGCCCGGCCTCCACCGCGGCGGCGTACTCCGCGTCAGCGACCACTCGCCAGTGATCATCGGTGACCCGGTGCGCCTCGATGTGGTTCCTCAGGTACGAGGTCAGGACGGGGACGTAGCGCTTAGCGTCGGGCACGATGGCTTTCGCCACGGCCTCCACGAGGCGACCCGCCATCTGCGCGATGTGCTCCGGCGCGGAGGGGTCCTCTTCGTATTCGCGTGCCATTACTCCCCGCCCCCTTCCCGGTGGCGTTGATGGTGCTCCGTCGAGGCGGGCCGTTCCCCGGCCTGTGTGCCTCGTGTCGCGTGGGTTACCCGGTCACCCGAACCAGGATGGCCTTGGTGTCCGCTACCCCGATCACGGACGGACTGGGGCTGATCGTGTCCACCTGGAACACGCTGCCCGTCACCTCGTCCGTGATGCGGTCCCGGTCCTGGAGGACCAGGTCCGGCCGACCTCGGAACCGAAACACCTCGCGCACGGTCATCCGACCAGCACTCGGGTCCCAGGTCCGCTGTTCGTCCTCGTACAGGTACGCCGGTGCGCCGGTGGCAACCGGCGTCCAGTTCTCCGGCGAGTCGCCATACCCCGGCACGTGGGTGCCCGTCGCGGGCGGGGTGCCGTTGTCGCGTTCGACGGTGACAGTCGTGGTGGGAACGAAGACCGTCATGCGCCCCACCCTGGATGCCACTCGGTCTCAGGGTCCTCGTCGGTGACGAACCGTGTGTCCGGGTCTCCGGTCTTGACGACGTCCGCCGGCCGGCGGAGTCGGATGGACCGGTTGGTTTTCCAACTCAACCGCTTGATCGATTGCCGGGCTAGCGGGGCCAGCACGGCGGCTTCCTTGTTCGCATACTTGGCGGACATCTCGTCCTGAGTGAACGACTCGACGTCTGTTCGAGTCGTCACATCGATCTGGCCTTTCAACCACGCGGCCTGATACGCGACTGCCAGTCGCAGGAAACGGAGGTCGCGGGGTCGGATCTCGTACTCCTCGGTAACCCCCGAGAAGAGTTCGATCTGGTACTGGGCCTGCGTCACCTTCGCTTCCGTCACGGTCACTTCGGTGATGGCGAGGACGTCCGCCTCTGTGGCCCAGCTCATGATCAACTCCTCCTCTCGGGGGTGGAGCCGGCGGCCACCGCGGGGGTGGTGGCCGCCGACGTCAGGGTTCGGGCACCTCGTTGAGCACGATCTCGTACAGCTTGGTCGGGTCCAACAACATCGGGGAGATGGGGTATGCCGAGTTGCCAGGACGATCCGTCCGAATAGTGGTGTGGCTGTTTCCGTTGTAGTCCGACAACTCGATCACCTCCTGTCCGTCAGTAGCCGTTACGGAAGTGACCTTGGACATGAAGCTGATGATCACGGCGTACCCCGCATCTCCAAGCACGCGAAAGCGTTGGGGTCACCCACGGTAAAGCCGCGCCGCGTGCGGAACTTGAGCAACGTCTGATCCACTGTGAACCCTGCACCGGAGTTCGGGCCGGCCACCGCGTACTCCGGGCCGGACCGATTGCCCTTGATCAAGAACTGGGTGTTGCCGATGAAGAGCAGAGGGTTGCCGTTCGGCTTGTTCGTGCTGACCGCTGAGGTGCGCGCACCCAGACTCCACTTGATCGCTGTGCCGAACAGCACGTCCCCGCCTCCTGCGGCCATACTGCGATTCTCGATGAACACGGGATCGCCGTGGCTGTCCTTGACGCCTCGGAAAAGTTTGCGGAACATTGGATGTGCGATGACCGCCATTTCCGCATCAGACCAGAAATTGCCCGACTCCAGCAGCCCGAACACGTTGGACAGGTTGTCGTACGACACGACCACGCCGGCACCCGTCGCGGTTTGCACGACGTTGGAGCCCCCGGTGTAGGTGACGCCGTCCGGCAGTCCCGCGTCCGTGGTCATGAGCGTCTTGTACAGCGAGGTGAACGGGATGGTGGTGCCGTTCTCCGCCGCGGTCACGGCCAGGGTGGCGTTGTCGAAGCCGATGCCGTAGGCGCGTGCCCAGCCAAGTTGCTTTTGGGTGACGACGTTGGCGACGTCGGAGGTGTCCTCCACGTCCTCGTCGTTCAGGCGAACGATCTTGGCGAGCTTGCGCGCGGTGAGCAGCACGGTGTCGACGTCGCCGTCGTCCTCACTGATCGCGACACCCTTGGTGGTCGCACCATCGAAGTCAACGCCGCCATCGCGGGGGACCTTCTTGGTGAGGGTGCTCATCGGCTCCTGGCGGGCGATGACCTCCACGACGGAACTGGCGTTGATCTTCTGGAGGACGGGACCGCCCTCCTCCTCGGGGATCCAAAGATCCACATCGGCGGCGGCCATGGGTGGCCCCTTTCATCTTGGTGGGGGTCCCTGTTGGCCGTCACGCGCGTCCCAGGAGAGAGCTATATGCGCACTGTACAGCGCATGTAGTCACGGAGGGTAGGGACACGCCAAGGGCCCCGAACCAGCGCACGGTTCGGGGCCCTCGTCGGGGGGCACTTCGGGCAATGCCCGGCCAGCTTACTTGCCCTGGATCAGGGCCGCCAGCTTGTTGGCGCTGGTGTCCTTCTTGTCGACGGTGCCGTTGCCGCCGCTCCCAGCCCCCGCGTCGATCTGGCGGGCACCCTTCTTGAGGAACAACTCGGGGTAGTCCCGCTTGACCGCCTTGACCTGGTCGTCCACGCCGGACACTGAGCCGTCCTCCGGGTCGACATCGATCTCACCCAGGTCGAGCAGACGCACAGCGCGCTTGAACGCGGCGTCCGCCTTGTCCTTGCCGGCCGGGAGGATGAGCCCGGCCTCGCGCAGGGCCTCTTTGGCCGCCGACCGGACGAGGCCGGGCTTGGCCTTGGCCAGCGCCGCCTCCTCCGCCTCGCGCTGGACCTTGGCCACATCGACGGGCTTGGCACCGGTGGCGGCCGGCGTGCCGTTGTCCTCGACCTTGGCCGGCGTCGGGGTCTTCCACTTCTCGTCCTTGCCCTGCGCGCGGAGCCGCCACTTCTTGGCTTCCGCGTTCAGGTCCGTCACCCGCTGGTTGGTCTTGTCCCAGGTGTCCTTGTCGGGAGCCTCGTACTTGTCATCGTCCTCGGTGCCCTCGTCGTCGGTACCGGTGTCGTCGGTACCCTCGTCGTCTGCCATCTCGCGCTCCTGTTTCGTTCGGGTGAGAAAGGTGGGCCGCCCCCGCTCGCAACGGGGGCGGCCCGGTGATCACTTGGCCGACGTGCCGGCCTTCTTGCGACCCGTTGCCGGGGTCGAAGTGTTGCGCGCGGCGTCGCCCTGGAGTGCCGGGTCCACCGCGGTGGGGATCGGCGACGGCTGGCCGGAGAACGCCACGACGTTCTCAGTCAGCTTGTGCCGGCCCAGCTCGGTCTCCTCGTCGCCGTCCTTGGTGTAGACCACCAACTCGTGGTTCTTGTCGCCGGCCGCGCCGGGGTAGTCCGGCTCCATCCGGTACTTGGCGTACCGGGGGTACTCGATCATGTCGCCGTAGCCGTCGCCCTCGACGGGCCAGACACGGATGTTCTGGTCACCCATTTACTTACTCCTCGGGATCTTTGTTGGTTTCGTCCGGCAGGAAGCCGGCCATCAGGGATTGCACCACGGCCATGTCGATAGCACCGAGCGCGGCGGCGGCGGCCAGCTTCTCGGCGGCCACGGCGAGCTGGTTGAGCAGCTCGACGCGAGGGGCCAGTCCCTCGCCGGGGTCCGGCGCGTTCTCGCGCCAGTCCTCGACCTGGTCGCTGGTGTAGCCCGCTTCCTGGAGTGTCACGTCCCTCGGAACGCCCGCCGCCTGCTTGGCGCTCACCGTCTGCCACTCGTCCAGCTCGGTGGCCCGGTCCAGCGGGGCCCACTGCACGACGACCTCCGGGCAGTTGGCGTGTCCCAGGATCTTGCGCATCGCGAAGGTAAGCGCGTCGCGCCACATCGAACCGAGCATGAGTAGGCGACGGCCCCGGCGGGAGGTGAGAGGCATGTCGTCCTCACGCTGGCTCGCGCCGGAGGGGAGCTGGCCGGCCGACCCCGCGAAGAACCGCATGGGGGTCTCGGTTGCCACGCTCATCAGCTGCAACGCCTTGTCGAGCGGCTTGAGGAACGAGTCCGGGTCGGCGCTGTCGAGCTGGATCAGGTCCGTGACGTTGCGCAACATCCACAGGCGACCGGGGTGCGCGGTGAGCTGGGACTCGTCGTCGGTGTCGGGGATCCCGCCGGAGGGCGGGGAGGTCTCATTGTCGTCCCGGTCCCATGCGTCGCCGTCGTCGTCCAGATCCGCGCCCATGAGCGCGGCACGTTGGGGGAAGCCGGTGAAGTCGATCGAGGACATATGGGTGGCCAGCAATTTGGTGATCGCGTTCTGTGCGCCGTATGCCTCGTAGTGGTCCGGCGTCCCGTAGGGGTGATCACTGCGACCGTGGAAGACGGGGATTTCCCCGTAGGGGTTGGGGATGGGCCAGGCGCTGTCCCCGTCCTCCCCCGTGAACTTAGTGAAGTCCTTGTCCGCCTTGGGTTCTTTGGACGTGGAGGAGTAGCGCTCGATCCTGTCGACGTAGTACAGGTTCAGGCGGGTCCGCGATGTGGCGTCGTCGCGCCACATCATCGCGAAAAACTTCTTGATCCGGGGGTTCTCCTGGTCGTAGAACATGCGCGCCCCCAAGGGTTTGCACATGTGGATCTCTACGGTGCCCTCTTCCTCGCCATCCCAGACGATGACGTAGGCGTCGCCCTGGGATCCCACCTCGCGGTGCACGTCCGGCGCGTACATGTCCAGTTCGTTGGCCTGCCAGACCTGGGTCTGCAACACCCCGGTCAGCTTGTTGTCGGCCTTGCCCTCGGAGTTCGGCACCATCACCGACGTGATCTCTAGTCCATTGAGGACTGCGGTCACGGCCTTTTTGGCGAGGTTGACCTTGTACTGGTCGGCCGCCTTGCCAAGCATGGCCTTGATCTTGGCAGACGCGAACACCTCGCCTACCTTGCCCCGGTAGTAGTCGTGGGCGGTGTCGTAAGCCGGCCGCGCCTTGTTGATCTTATCGACGGCATGGGACAGATCGGACACGGCCGCCTCCTCTCGTCACAGTGAGTGTACGGGTCACGCGACCCAGTCCCGAGACTCCGAACGCTGAGTCCGGTGGCGCGTCTTCAAAACGAAGTCCGCGCCGGTGCCCACAGCGTCCAGCACGTCGTCGTGCGCGCCGCGGGGGAACGATAGGGCCTCCTCCTCGAACGGAATCTGTCGGCCGCGCAGCGCCGCGCGCTTGCGCTGGAAATGGTTCAGGAGCCGGGCGGCCCGGACGGGCTTGGGCTCGCTCTGGGTGATCAGCTCGACCGGCACCGGCATGTCGTGGTACACGGACAGCCACGTCTCCCCGCCCTGGTTGCACTCGATCAGGATGCGCCGGATCTCCGGGAACCGCTCCAGGATGGACAGCGCCAGCGCGCGGCAGGCGGCAGGCGGCAGGATCACGGCACGGGTGTGCTCGACCACGGCCATGTGGGCGGAGGGGCTGTAGGCGATCACGGCGAACGCGGTGCGGTCGGAGGTGAGCTTGGACGTGGTGGCCGGGTCGATCGACAGCACCGCCTTGGTGATGCCGGTGACTGCCGAGCTGCGCTCACGTGCTTCGGCCAGGTCGTCGCGCGACCAGTAGTCGCCGGTGCCGGCGGGGAGGTTGCGGAAGTTCTTCTGGTACTGCCGGGTGTGTCGGATGGACGCCAGGAATTCCATGCTCCAGCGTGCCGGCCAGCACGACCGCTCGGTGCCGTCCGGCTCGACCACGATGGGCGGGTGGTAGTTGACCGTCCAGCTCTCCTCGGCGATCCACGACGCCGGCTCCTCGCCGGGCTCCAGGACGGTCTTGACGAGTTGGTGCACGATCGAGCCGACCATGGTGGTGGTGCCGCACAGCACGACGCGGGCGAACGCGTTCAGCGGCATGATCGAGTCGGTGAGGGCGATGAGGCGCTGCCCGGCCTGGTAGGCGGAGTAGGTCTCTTCACCAGGTTCGACGTCATCGAGAAGGATCTTGTCCGGTCGGCGCTTGCCGACCTTCATGCCCAGGTTGCCCTCATCGATTCCCTTGGCACCAAAGACAAAGCCGTTGGCCTGAATGGTCAGCTTCTTGTTGTCGCTAATCCGGCGCTTCTCGGTGAGCCGCTCCTGGGGCGCGCACAGTCCGGGGAAGTCCTTACGTAGCAACATGTTCCGGTCCAGTTCACCCTTGAACGTCTGGAGGTGCATCTGCGCTTGAGGTCCAGAGTCGGCGAACGCGGCGATGAACTTGGCGTGGCCGTGCGCCCCTGCCCACATTGGGATGATCAGGAACCACCACGTGGTCTTGCCGGTGTTGCGTGGCGCGACCTCGGCAGTCCGGTGCGCGTTCGGCGCGGTGACGGGTCGGAACCACTCCCGTGCCTCGCGTGCCCAGGCCAGGTGCATGTCGCCGATGGTGATCCGGTTGTCGGTCTCGTCGGACCGGAGGTGGTCCTTGAGGTAGACCACGGCGAACAGCAACGGGTCCGTGAGGGTGAGCGCGCGCCGGCCGGCGGGATCGGTGAGCAGGCGCGCGTCGAACTGCGCGAACCAGGCATCGTAGTCGAACGTCGCGGCGGTGGCGGCAGGGTCGTAGGGGTCGGTCAACTTGGGGGTTGTCATGGTGTGTCCAGGTATGTCATACTAGTCCCATGACCGAAACACAGTGGGACGCCAGCCGATACGACGCATGCCGGGCAGTGCTCGTGGATCTCGACACCGCGCTGATTCAGCGGATGATCGATGCCGGAGTCGCCGGCACACCCGAGGGAGTCAAGGCCATCGCCGACGAGATGGCGATCCGAAAGAGCCGCTGATCCTCCAGCACTCCAGCCCCGGCCAACTGGCCGGGGCTTTGTGCTGCCAGGGGGTTGTCCTGGTATGTCCCGGTATGGCACACTAGTCTCATGACCTACCAGGACGACCCGTACCGCAAGGGCGATGCCGCGAAACTGCTCAAGAAACAGATGCGAGAGCTTGCCGCAAAGAACGCCAAGGCCAAGCGGGAGCGTGCGCGCAAGGTGGCGGAGCAGGCTGGAGAGACAGAGTTCTACTGCCTGGAGTGCAAGAACGTGGGGAAGCGCGGCAAGGGTTGCGGCACCTGCGGTGCCAAGTCCTGACCTGATCACGGCCCACCACCCGACCCGTCCGGCACGGGTCGGGTGAACGTGTCTCCGGCCTGGAGCCGGCGGCGCGCGTCCGCCTTGACTGACTTCGGCGCATTCACCCCCGAGGACAGCAGCGACTCCGCGGCACGGCGTCGTGCTGCCTGCCCCTCGGTGTCGAGAGCCCACCCCTTGAGGATCGAACGGTCGGCCTCGCGCTTCAACGCGAGGCTGGCCTCCTCGCTGTCCCCGCGCGTCACCAACTGCAACTCGCACCGGCAGTGCGGGTGGAGCGGCGGGGAGGCGACCGGGTCGGCGTCGGTGGTGTCGCCGGCCGGGTCGTAGCTGAGGCCGCCGGGGAAATGATCACCGGGCCGGAGCAGGCGCATGCCGGCGTAGCGCAGGCAGCGCACGCACGCGTCCCGCTCCGGCACCCACATGGCCACCTTGGACGGCGAACGGCGCGCCCGGTCGAGCACGGCGGCGTTGGCCTTGCCCACTTCGTGGTCGGAGATCACGCCCTCCAGGCCCTTGACGAGGAGGGCGGCCTGCGCGACCACGATCAGCGCGCTGGCCAGGCTGGGCCGCTCGGCACCGAGCAGTGCCGCGGTGAACTCCCGCATTCGGCCCGTCCGGTAGGCCAACGTCTCCTGTGCCGCCTCCCGGATGGATCGGCCGGTCTCGGTGACCGCCACGGCGGTGGCGGCGCTCATGGCCCGGATGAGCTGGTCCACGATGGCGGTCAGCTCAGGGCCGGCGAGGCTCGCCGGGTTGATCGCCATGCCGGCCAGCCGCTTGCGGATCCGCTCCACGAGGTCGAGCAGCTCCCCGCCCGCCAGCCTGGTCCGTTCCTGGATCAGGTCGGCGAGCGCGTCGTGGTGCCGGGGGGCGGTCACGTGATGACCCAGAAAGTCGGCCCGTGATCTTCGTCATCGTCCCACCGCTCGGTGCGGCGCACAGGGTTCCGATGGCACTCGCACCGAGGACTACTGGACGGGCATCCATCCGTCCCCGGTGCGACCACGAGCCACGACCACGGGGGGGCGTCGTTGGTGCGGGCGGTCACGAGAAGATCACCCGCCCGCCGTACAGCTCCGCGTTCCGCAGTAGCCAGGAGAGTTCGGCAGCCCGGTAGTCCCGGATGAACCGCTCCACCTCCGTGCCGTCCTCCACACCTGGAGACCCGACCTCGCGTCCACACCGAGTGCACACGGCTCGACAGGCAAGCGCGTCATTCCGGGGCTCCGTGAGCTTGACCGGTGCGGCACAGCACGTGGTGATCACGTAGCGGGTGCTCATCCCGCCCGCCCCCGGAAGTAGTCGGCTGGACCTGGCACCGGAGGACGCTGTTCCAGCCACGTGAGGGACGGCTCCTCGTCAGCGATCTCCAACCACTCCTCCGGGTCGGGCCCGGTGGTCATGGCGGACTCAATCTGGTCGGCGAGGTGCCGGAGCAGCGCGGGCAGCTCCGGCACGATGAGCGCGTCGTCGGGTCCGTGCCAGGTGCTGGGGTCCAGGTTGGCTCGACCTACCAGGACGTCGGGCCCGGACATCATCTCTTCCTCCGGCGTGAGGACCAGGTTGTACCGCATCACGCGCCCCCGTTCCTGATCTTGTCAGCGGCGGCCGCAGCGCGGGCCTGAGCTTCCCGAACCATCTCCTGGAGCTCCATGTCCTGCTGCGTGGTCTCGACCACGTCCACATGCATCTTGACCGGCGCGTCGACACCGAGCAGTTTGCGGCGTGACTCGCTGATCTTGATCAGGCGGTCGATGGCACCGAGGATCTTCCGGTCGTCCACGATCACGTGGGTGACCGGAGTGCCGTCCGGCGCGATGGCGATCACCGGCGTGCCAGGGTTGTCGAGCACGTACATGCACGCCTGCTGATACCCGTCGAGCCGGTCCAGCTCGAACTGGCGGACCTGGTCGATCAGCGGGTCTTCCCGGAGCTTGATCTCCTCCCGGAGGAGGTCGTGGACCTTGGTCCGGGAGCACTCCATGTCGTCGGCGATCTGCCGGATGGTGCGCCCGACCAGGCGGAGTTCGTAGGCGCGTGCCCGCTCAGCGGAGCGCTGGGCATCGGAGTCACCCTTGGCCCGGTGGGTGTGCGGACCGGTGCGGAGCACGAGCTGGTCCCGTCGCGTGGACATGTCCGTCACACTACGTCATTCGAGGCCACGGGGGGTAGCGACGGGCCGCGGTAGATGATCTGAAACTGGTTGTGGTCGACCACCGGCACGTCGGTCACTGGCTCAATGTGGATCATGGCCCCGGTGTCCTCGCCGACCTCGGCACGCCGCTTGTGCGCGTGCACGGTGATCACCTGGGAGTCGTCGGCCCAGACGCCGGCCATGCCGATCGCGTCGAGCGTGGACCGGATCAGCTTGTCCAGGTCGGGGCGCTCGACCATCGGCTTGGTTGCCTTGCGCTGCGACTGGGGCCGGGGCATGACGAACACGAGCTTGACGACCACGGGGCCCAAGAGCGGCCAACCGGGGGGCGTACCGGTGGCTGTCGCGACCACTCCGCGATGTGCTCGCGCCTTGAACGCCGCCTTGACCGCGTCGCGCCACGGCCCGACCTTCTTGCTCATCTCGACCATGCGAATCTTGCCGCCGGGCCTCCCCGCCCCGAACGCCCGCTTGCTGCCCTGCGGACCCGGCACGCCGCCGGCCCACACCGACAGGGCCTCCCCGCCCGCCGGCTCGCAACCGGGGGGCACCGTCAGTCGATGAGCCTCGCTCCAGTCCACGAATCGGTTATTGATCTTGTTGTCAGCCATCGCGTGCTCCTGTTTGAGTGGTGCTGAACCTGTCCTGTCCGCTGTCCTGTCCGTTGTCCGCTCTCCCTTAGGGTCGAGCGGACAAGCGGACAGAGGGTGTCCGTCGCTTGTCCGTTGATCTCCAACGGACATCCTTTGTGCAGGTCACCACTGGTGTGTGGTTGTCCTTGTCCGTTGCGTGTCCGTGTCCGTTGGAGATCAACATCTCATGATCCACAAAACCGCTTGTTATGGATCTCTCTCGCCTTGTCCGTGAGGGTTGATTTCACACATACGTTCCATGCCTCCCGGAACGTCAACGGACGGTCCCGGTCGGCCTCTTTACGCTTGCTCGACCACGCGCGTAGCTGACTCACTCGGTCCTCGATCTCCGCAGTCTCCGCCGCGTCCTTGCGAGTGGTCGGCGAGGACATGGGGTCGAACGACAGGTAAGCCGACTTGACCCCTGGCACCGGCACGAGCGCCATCGACCGGGACCCGAGCAGCTCCCCGTCCTTGGACTTGCGGTGCTCCAAGGTGCGGGGGTTGTCCGGGCCGCGGTCCTCGTTGTTCTCGCCGTTCAGCTTGATCACCCAGGAGGCGTCGGCGTTGTCGTCCAGCACCGAGGAGCCCCGCGCCCGGAGCCCCTGGTGTCCCGTGTGGTGCAGCACGAGCACGGCGATGTCCAGGATGTCCCGGATCGAGAACAGCCGCTCCAGCGCCGCCGCCACCTTGGTCGCCTCGTTCTCCTCCAGCCCCGGCGCGCAGCGGCTGAACGTGTCGACCACGAGGAGCTTGGCCCCCCGATCCTTGATCGTTTTGACCAGCTCGCTCATGGCCTCGTTTTTCATCACGTTGACCGGGCCGCCATGGATGGTCAGCGCGCCCTTGGTTCGCTGGGCCACCTCGTGCCCGGCACCCCAAGCGGCCAGCCGCCGGTCGAACGATCCGACCCCCTCTGCCGCGACGTACACGACCGGCAGGGCTTCCGGCACCGCGTGCCCGGCCCACGGCGTGCCGGTGGCGACGCACGCCGCCCAGTCCAGCGCGAGGAACGTCTTGTACGTCCCGAATTTGCCGGCCATGATGGTCATCGTCCGGTGGTCCAGCACCCCCTCGATCAGCGGGCGGGGAGGCGGGATCAGCGACAGGTCGGTCCAGTCGAACCACGGGCCCGGCTCGACCTCCTCGTTCGGGTCGTCGGGGCGGGGAGTGGCGCTGGTCGAGCTGCCTGGCGTGTCGAACGGGTCGGCCGGCTCGCTCGTCTCCGGTCGCACCTCCAGGTCCGGGCCACGTCCGTTCGGGTGCGCGTCGTGCGGCCGGTCGTAGGGCACCGGGTTCGTGCAGTGGAACAGACCAGGCTTGTCGATCGGGTGCTCGCTGGCCGGCGTGCCGTCGAACCGACACAACCACTCCTCGCCCTCATGGCAGTAGCACTGCCCGGTAGCACCCTCGCGTGGATCAGGAGTGGACCCGTTGTGGATGGCGAGCAGCTCCAGGGGCACCTGGGCCTCCTCCGCCAGCGTGGCCACCGTCTCCCTGAGCATCGCCTGGAAATCGGCCAGCTCCTCCTGGCCCCCGTCGAACGTGCCGTGCGCGGCCAGGCCCAGCGCGGTCACCGCGGCCGACTCCCGCTCGTGCTTGCTGCCCTCGTGATCCCGGTAGGCGACGTAGGTCAGCCGGTTCAGGGTGCGCGGCGCGTCCAGGAGGTAGTCCGGCGGGTTGTCCGTCCAGATGTGCAGCGGCGCGTGCCCATCCTCGCTGTCGTAGCGCGTGCAGCCGAGGTCGTGCGCCGTGGCGCTCTTGGGTGACGCGTGCCCGCCCGGTGCCGTCCAGGTCGGGCAGCTACAGGTGTCGAGCAGGCCGGTCGCCGACCAGTCGTCCGCCTCCAGCAGCACCGCCCACGGCGTGTTGGCCGACCAGTCGTCCACCGGGTCCAGCTCCAGGTCTCCCGACCGGCGGGCTTCCCACCGCTCCGCCCGGATGCGTTCGCGCTCGGCACGCGCCTCGGCCGCCATGAACACGCGGTCGAGCAGGAACTGGGGTGCCGGCTCCGGCGCGCCGACGAGACGGTATGGGCCTTCCTTGCGCACCGAGGGCGGCACGAGGACCTGCCGCCCGGACCAGGCCGCTCCCCAGCCGGTCTCGTCCTTGAGCGTGCCGACACCCGAGGGCAGGGTCACGCCGTCCGGCAACGTGAACCACCAATGGCCGCCGCCGTGGTGGATCCATTCCTCGGTGCCGTCCTCGCCGGTGCGGGACACGCCAGGGGACTCGACGGTGTAGCCCCTGCCGTACTGGTTGTCGCCGGACTCCTGGGTCCAGGTGGCCAGGAAGGCGTCCCGCTCGGCAGGCGTGTCGACGTCCACCACGAGCATGCGGGACGCGCCCGGCTCCACGCCGATGTTCGGGATGAGGTCGCCGTCCGGCCCGGCAAGCCGCTTGAGCAGCGCCGTGACCTTGCCAGCGTCGTCCTCGGTCAGCGCGTGGTTGACGCCGCACGCGTGGCGGAGCTGGGAGGCACGAGGGTCTCCGGCGGCCAGCGCGGCGTCCTGGACCTCGCGGTCGGCCTTGCGTCGGGCCGCCGCGGTGAGCGGGCACATCGGCTTCTTGGTGCCGGGCTCGTTCAGCACGATGGCGTAGCCCTGCCGCAACGCTGCCCGGATCAGCCCGGCCAGGGCCTCCAGCTCGCCGGGTCTGACCGCCCCGAAGATGGCGGTGAAGGTGTCATGGCTGAACACGGTGAGGGCTCCCAGGAGTGGTGTTGTGCGCGCAGTGCTGACCTCGGTGCCCGTGGAGGCTGTTGCAGTGGAGGCACGCCGGCTGGATGTTGCCCCGACGATACGTGCCGCCGTCCGCTCCGGGCACGATCCGGTCCACCGTGATCGTGTCCATGTCCAGGGTGCCGAGGCACTTCGGCGAGCAGCGCAACCAGCACTGGACCGTGACGCCGTCGCCGTAAGTGTCGATCAGCCACTGCTTGCGCACGCGGCGGGACGAGGCACTCCCGCGCTGGTTGGTGTTCGAGGGACCACGCGGGTGGTTGGGCCCGCTCATGCCATCACTAGGAGCAGCACGACTACGATAGGAAGTCCTACTGCAAATAGTCCAATGTAGAGCATGAACATGACCTCTGCCACAAACTCTCGGAAACTCATACCTTTGCCCACCTCTGTCCCATGTCGGCCCGGTCCGTGCGCAGGATGGGCACGCGCTTTGCCAAGCGGCACAAGCGTTCCGGGGGTTGTTGCATGATCTTCTCTATGTCGTGCGCGGCGTCGGTGGACGCGACCACCTCGTCGTGCATGAGGAGGTAGAGCGCGTCGGACAGTCCGGCCTCGTCCACACTGATCACCGTTTCGGCGAGCACGTCGTAGGCCGATCCCTGCACGAAAAAGTTGACTCCTTTGTGGACTGCCGGGGAGGGCGGACCAATCGTGCCGTCGTCCTGCTTGAACCCCTTGCCCATCGGGATGGGCAGGATGCGCCCGGACATGGTGAACACCAGCCGGTAGTGTCGGGCGATGTTGCGTAGCTTGCCCTCCCGGCCTGCCGACGCCGGCCGGACGAGGTCAGCCGTGCGGGGCAGCGTGTCAAAGATCAACGTGCGCAACTCCTCCGCCCGGTCCAGGCTGATCCCTAAGTCCAGCGCCAACTTGGCGAGACCCTCGCCGTAGAGCTGTGCGAGCAGTGTCGTCTTGGCCACCGGCCGCGGCTCGCCGGTGGCGGACGCGATGCCCTGATAGAAGTCGACCGTGCCGGCCTCGTAGTCCAGGACCATGTCCCAGTCCCCGGCGATGTTGGCGATCAGCACCGGCTCGATCTGGGCCCAGTCCAACGACGTCAGTACGTCGCCCTCGTCGGCGAGCACGATGCCACGCGCGCCCTCCGGGAACTGATGGACCGGCACGCCGGAGTAGGACATGCGCCCGGTTATCGCGGCCAGGATGTTCGCCGCCGGGTAGATCCGATTGTCCTCTCCGGACTGATCCACCACCTTGGCCAGATAGTCCTGATCGATTTTCGTGATGCGCTTGGCCTTCACGAACGTCGCGGCGATCGGGTGGGTGAGCCGCTCCAGGTGATCGGCCACGGTGGACGGCTTCTTGTTCTTGCCGTCCTTGCCGCCCGCGGTTTGGGGGTAGTCCTTCGGGAGCGCGTCGGCCTTGGTCAGCACCTTGATCAGGTCGTTGGCGTTGCCGGGGCGAATGCCGGCCTTGTCCAAGTCCTCCTCCGCCTGCCGGAGCTCCACCTCGTTCATCGCCCGGTATCGGTCCAGGAACTCCAGGTCGGCCCGGAGGCCCTTGACCGCGCGCCGGAGCAGGATGCGGTTGAGCCGCTGTTCCCGCTCGACCAGCGCCCACGCCTCGTCGCCGGTGACACCGTTCTCGGTGAAGGGGTGGCCGGAGGTGAGGCGCTCGTAGGCGGCGCGCCGCACGTGCGGCAGGATGAGTGCGGTCATGATCGCGTCGGACGCGGCACCCACGAGGTAGACGAACCGGTCCAGGTCGAACTGGTAGTAGCCCTGCTCCTTGGTCAGGCCCACGATCTTGAACGCGGCGGCCAGGTGGTCGTCAATCGGCGTGCCGAGGTAGCGGTTGCCGGTGTTGGCCAGGGTCTTGCGGGTGCGCTCATCGGGCTCCGCCATGCGCGCGTGGATCAAGGTGTCCTCCACCTTGTACAGATCATCCAGCGTGATCAGTCCGTTGCGAGACAGGTTGGGCACGTCGAACGCGGAGTTGTGAAAGATCAACTTGGGGGTGGTGGTGATCAGGAACCGGGCGGCCTCGTACTGTCGGCGGTCACGCGGGTCGAGCACCACCGCGGCGTCGCCGGAGGAGAACCCCAGGCACTTGAGGCGGGCGGAGTGTCGGCCCAGGCCGAACGATTCGATATCGCACGAGAGCGCCCGCTCCGCCCATTGCGACCGGGCGGCGTCGACTGCTCGGCCGCCGGCCAGGCACGGCACGTTGCGCCAGCCTCGGGTGCCGTGCGCGTCGTTGCGGAACGACTCGACGGCGGGGAGGACAGGTGGATCGGAGAACAGCACGTGGTAGCCTTTCGGTGTCGGAAGTGGTGTGCGGCGAGACCCCGGAGTGAGGGAAGCCTCCGGGGTCTTGTTATGCCTGGACCTTGCCGGCCAGGAACTTGGTCAGCTGGGCACGGGAGACCCGGAGCCGGTTGACCTGGCCGGTGTAGCGGGTCAGGTGCCCATCCGAGACCCACCGGCCGATCGTGCGCGGGGTGACCCCGGCCAGCTTGGCGGCGTCCGCCTTGGACAGGGAGTCCTCCGGCGCGAGCTGTTTGCGCGGTGCCATCGTGCTCACCTCCTCTCATGTCATGATGCGTCGCTGTCTGTCTACCCCGGACCATACCCGCTCACCTGGATCATGTCCAGCATTGACACACTTTGTCCCAGTGTGTAGTGTGGCTCTCACAACCAGGTCAACCAGGCAGAGAAGAGAAGAGAAGATCATGGACGGGACACCTCGACCCCCGGAGCCGGAGCCCGGCACGGTGGTCGGCTTCACCAAGCAGTTCCGACCGGACGGGACGGGATACGCCTACGTCGCGATCCGGGTCAAGGGACGCGGCTGGTTCGTGACGGATGGTGTGCAGCGCGAGTGGGACGAGGTCGTGGAATTCGCGGACGGTGCCCAGCTCTGGTTCACCCGGACGTGGGAGCGGCTCGCATGATCACGGGTATCTGGCTGAACCCGGAGCGCACCAAGATCGCTGTCCAGGTGGACGACGACGCGCTGATCGAGTACTGGCCGGGCGACTCGGACGGGTACGAGCTGGACACGGTGGCCGACGACTGGATCACCTGCGTTCCCGACCCCCACGACGTCCACCAAAGCTGCATTCCCCTGGAGCAAGCGTGAGCACCCAACTCCCCCTCCGCCCCTACCAGGTGGACGCGCTGGCCGCCATGCACGCCGCATGGGACCGCGGCGTGCAGCGGCCGGCGGTGGTCGCACCGACCGGCGCGGGCAAGACGGTCATGTTCGCCCACCTGATCCACGACCACCTCCAGCGCAACGCACGCGCCACGCTGGACCCGGCACGGCGTTTCGCGTCGCGGGCCCTCGTGCTCGTGCACCGGGACGAGTTGGCCGACCAGGCTATCGACAAGATCAACCAGGTGATGAATGACCCGGAGATTCGGGTGGGCAAGGTCAAGGCGGGTGACGACGACGTGGAGATGGACGTCGTCGTGGCGTCGGTCCAGACACTCTCCCGGCCCGCCCGGCTCGATAACCTGTTGAGCACCGTGGCGGACTTCGGAGACTTCGGCCTGATCGTGGTGGATGAGTGCCACCACGCCGTGGCCCCGACGTGGTGGACGCTGCTCGACCAGCTCGGGTGCTTCACCAAGCAGCGCGACGACCACAGCGACATGGTCAAGGTCGTCGGCTTCTCTGCCACCCTGGCCCGGTCCGACGAGGTCGGTCTCGGCTCCGTGTGGCAGGAGGTCGCCTACGCGATCAGCCTGACCCGCCTCATCCGGCGCGGCCACCTCGCCGACGTGCGCGGCGTACAGGTCAAGGTCAAAGACCTGGACTTGGCCGGCGTGCGCAAGAGCGGCGGGGACTACCAGGTCGGCGCGCTCGGCACGGCGATCGAGGAGAGCGACACCCCGGCCGTCATCACCGCGGCCTATCTGGAGCACGCGAAGGACCGGCAGGGCGTGGTGTTCGCGCCGACCGTGATGACGGCGGAGCTGATCGCCGAAGCGATGAACGCCGGCGGCATCCCCTCGGCCATGATCACCGGCACCACGCCGCGCGACGACCGGCGACGGATCTACAGCGAGTTTCAGTCCGGCCTGACCCAGGTCCTCGTGAACTGCATGGTGCTCACCGAGGGGTTCGACGCGCCGTGGGCGTCGTGCGCGGTCATCGCCCGACCGACCCAGAGCGCGCCGCTCTACACCCAGATGGTGGGGCGGGTGCTCCGGCCGTGGCCGGGCAAGACCGACGCGCTCGTGCTCGACGTGGTCGGCGTGACCGGCAAGCTCAAGTTGGCCACGTTGATCGACCTGGAGCCGGGAGTGGTGCACACGCTGCGCTCGGACCAGTCCCTGGCCGAAGCGGTAGAAGAGGTGGAGTTGGAGGAAGCCGCTCGGCACCACCGACCTACCCCGGCATCGCTCACCGCGGCGGAGGTCAGCCTGTTCGCGGAGTCGCGCTCGGTGTGGCTCCAGACCGCGGCCGGCGTGTGGTTCGTGCCGACGCGCGAGGGCGAGTTCTTTATCTGGCCTGGCACGGAGCCGGGCACCTGGGACGCCTGCCACGCTCCCGTGGTGGCGCACCGGCGGCAACCGTGGCAGCGCCTGCACACCGGGTGCACGCTGGAGCTGGCGATGTCCTGGGCCCAGGTGGAAGCGGAAGAGGCGGACTCGTCGGTGGCTTCCCGCGACGCGTCGTGGCGCACGCGCAAGGCCCCGGCGAGCGAGGCCCAGAAGGGCATGCTGTCGATGCTCGGCATGCGGTCGGCCGCCAAGGAGAACCTAACCAAGGTGGAAGCGTCAGACCTGATCTCCAAACTCCAGGCCAGCAAGGTCTTTGACAAGCACTACCGAAAGGTGACGGCGTGAGCGACGAGGCAAAAGCGTATATCGAACGGGCCACGTCGGTGCCGACACGGCGAGAAATCGCGCGGCATGTCCCAACCCGTTGCGGGATAACAGAACTGTTCGTGTCCGAGTGCGGCTGCCGACTCCACCGAGGTAAGCCGAAACCGGTCGACCCGTTCGCGTCGGCACGGGAGGTCGGTCCTTGGGTTCGGGCACAGTGGGACAGTGACTGCGGCGGGTGCGGCGCGTCCGTGCTCGCGGGCGACGACATCCGGGCAGATAGTTCCGGTGACTGGGAAGGGCGATGCTGTGAGTGAGATGTTCGAGTCCATTGAGGACTCCACCGAAGTAGAGCGGGACCGGTGGGGCAGGTACCTGCTCAAGAACCCGGTGTCCGGTGTGAAGCAATCCTTTACGCGGGCGACCACGTTCGCCAAGTCCATTTCGGACACGTTCACGCTTTCCCAGTGGGCGCAACGGATGGTGGCCAAGGGGCTCACGGTCCGACCCGACCTCGTGTCCTTGGCCTACCCGCTCGACGTCAAGGCGGACCGGGCCGCACTGAACAAGATCGTGGAGGACGCCAAGGCGGCGGCCGGCGGCAAGGTGGCCGCCAACAAGGGCACCGCACGCCACACGTTCACTCAGCGGATCGATGAGGATCCCGACGTCGATATCGAGAAGCTGGTCCCCCCGTACGCACTGGACGACGTGCGGGCCTACCGCTCCGCACTCGAACAGGGTGGTATCCGGGTGGTGCCGGAGCTGATCGAGCGCATCACCGCGGTGCCGGACTACGAGGTGGCCGGCACTCTGGACCGGGGCCTGGACTTGTCGGAGTGCCGGTTCGACCTGGGCCCGGAGGTCAACCTGTCGGACGGGCACCTGGTGATTGGCGACCTCAAGACCGGGCGGGATCTCCAGTACGGCTGGAACGAGATCAGTATCCAGCTCGCCCTCTACGCCATGGGCGTGAAGGCGTGCGGGACCTGGAACCCCAAGACCAAGATGTGGGAGAGCCCTCTCCCGATCCGGCAGGACTTCGCGCTGGTCATGCACCTGCCGGTGGGCAGCAAGAAGTGCACGATTTACAAGGTCGAGCTGGAGCCGGCCCGGCGCGCGATGGAGCTGTGCCGGGACGTCCGGCGTTGGCGCAAGTACCGCGTGTTGGCGGAGCCGCTGGCCATCGCGGAGGCGGAGTCCGTGACCACCGGCCGACCGTTCGGGAAGCTGCCTGACGACCGTGAGCAGTTGGCCGCGCTCCTGGACCGGCCGGTGCGCGTGCAAGGCCCGACGTGGCTGGAGCGGTTCGAGTCGGCAGCGTCGCGCGGTGAGCTGTCCGCCCTGTTCCACGAGGCGGTGGCGGCCGGCGTCTGGTCCGACGTGCTTGCTCAGGCGGGCGGGGAACGGCTGATCCAGCTTGAGGAGAAAGCAGGATAGTGGATTCCCGGATTACTGATCGAGTGGTCGTTCAGCCTGATACAGGTTGCTGGATATGGCAGGGCAGCCTCACCCGCGACGGGTACGGACAATGCTCCCTCCGAGGAGTAGGTAGCACTGTGCACCGGCACACTTACCGCGCGGCCCATGGTTCGATTCCTCCGGGGATGGACATCGACCACCTGTGCCGGGTCAAGGCATGTTGCAACCCGGAGCATTTGGAAGCGGTCACTCCGGCGGAGAACCAACGCCGTCGTGCTCAGGCAAGACAAACTATGAAATAGCTTGACATCTCGCTGGTGACAGCTAGGCTGGCACCAGGTCCGTGTCCGGCGGACCAGAAAACCGTTACCCGGACAGCGAAACCACAACAGAGATGAGATGATCATGACCGATCCGTTCAGCTCGGCACGCGAGGCGTACGTCAAGATGGACGACGTGCAGGGCCGGCTCCTCCTGATCACCGCGCAGGACTCCGGCGAGCGTGAGTCGAACCTCCCGCGTGCCAAGGAGGGCGACGTCTACGTCTACGTCGTCACCGACACGGTGGTCCTCGACGGCGAGATCAACGACATGGTGGACGAGGTCCCGATGGTGCTGGAAGGTTTCCAGTTCTCCGGCGAGGCCGTGACCAACCAGCTCCTCCCCGCCGTCAAGAAGTTTCAGCGCGGCGACGGCAACGGCCTCGTGCTCGGCAGGCTCGGCACCAAGGACAACAAGTTCAAGACCAAGACCTGGATCTTGGCGGAGCCGACCGACGAGGACAAGGCCAAGGCGCGGGCGTACCTCGCCGACGTCGAGGCGCGCAAGGCGGCCAACGTGCCGGCCGACCCGTTCGCGAACGCGGGCTGACACAGCATGACCACGGCGGCGTCCGGTGCCTCATGGCCTGGACGCCGCTGTCCTTTGTAGACAACATGAGATGAGATGACCATGGCTAAGAAGTTCAAGTGTCCCGTGATGATCGTGGACAGCAAGGGCAGACTCAAGAAGTGCGGCCGTAAGTTCCTCTCCCTGGAGTCGATGCTCCAGCACGCGGACCGCGCCCACGGGGGTCGTGGGCGCGAGCTGTGACCCGGCAACCACGGCCGGAACGTCAGGCACGCAAGGACAAGAAGCCCGGCAACGACGCGTTCTGTACCGAGTGCAAGACGTGGTACGACTCGACCAACCAGGCCCAAGTCAATAAGCATTCTCACTGAAAGGATCGACGAATGAAACAGATCATAGGGCGCGAGCCGGCGGTGTTCTTCGGACTCATCGCCGGACTCGTGCTCGCCGTCATCCAGCTCGTGAACGTCACGGACCCGCTCGCGGGTGCCCTGAACGCGGTCGTGCTGGCCGCCGCCGGTCTCGCCACGGCGGCCGTGGTGGACGTGGACAAGGTGCTCCCCGCCCTCGTCGGTTTGATCACCGCGACGTTCGCGGTGTTCCTGGCCTACGGCTCCCCGGTGCCGGAGAGCACGCAGACGGGCATCCTGGCCTTGGTCACGGCCGCCGCCGCGTTCTTCGTGCGGCAGAACGTCGTCGCGCCGGTGACTATCACTGGCAGTCCGGCACGTGAACTGGCGCTCAAGGAAGCACGCCGCGCGGGCTACCTGTTCGGTATCGAAGAGGAAGCCGACAGCGCGTACGACCGGGGACTCCGCGACGGGGCCAACGATCCCAGCTCCGTGCTGAACTCGGTGCCGGCCGACGATGACGTGCCCGTCGCGGAGCACTCGGACGGCCCCGACTTCCCCAGTCGTCTCGCATGACCGCCGCGAACTGGGCCGCCGCATTCGAGGCCGGCGACCCCGACACCATCGGCCGCAAGATCTACGAGGCCATCAACGCCGGAGTGCGGGAGACACACCCCAACCTCAACCGGGAATGGGACCCCTGGGACGAGGCGGACGACGGTGAGAAGCTGATCTACGTCACCGCCGGCCAGGTTCTCCAGGACCAAGGTCTGCTCCGGGTCGCCGGCACGGACAAGAAGTAGGGGAGCAACGCGCGTGCGCATCTTCGGATGGGCCGCCGACGACGCGGGGCCGGGGTTCTACCGGCTCCGCGTTCCTTTCGGCGAGCTACAGCAGCACGGGTACGACACCGCGGTGTCGACCGTCATGCCGGACTGGGTACTGGAGGAAGCCGACACCATCGTCGGGCAACGGGTGTGCCAGCCCGGTGCCACCGAGCGGTGGCGGCGGCTGGCCGCCGGACACTACGGCCGCCGGCCCCAGCTCGTGTTCGAGCTGGACGACGACCTCTGGCACATCGATCCCAGCAACACGCCGGCATGGGCCTTCTACCACTCCAACAGCGAGCTGCTCGACAACCTCACCGAGTGCGCTCGCCTGGCCGACATGTGCACGGTAACCACCGAGCCGCTTGCCGAGGTCGTGCGGAAGATTAATCCGAACGTGGTCATCCTGCCCAACCAGCTCCCCGCCTCCGCGTACGGCACCGTGCGCGGACCGGTCGGCCCGAACCTGACCGTGGGTTGGGCCGGCGGCGCGTCGCACGCGCTCGACGTGGCGGAGGTCACACCCGCCCTCCGCCAACACTTCCGGCGGTACCCCGACGACACGTTCATGAACATGGGCACGCTGTTCGGCAAGGTGGCCACGGCGGTGCCGGGGTCGAGCCGTGTCGACCTACCGTGGACGCTCGACATGAACGAGCACTACGCGCGGCTGGACGACCTCGACGTCGGCCTGGCCCCTCTGCGCGCGTCGGTGTTCAACCAGTCCAAGAGCGAGCTCAAGTTCCTGGAGTACGCGGCGCGCGGCGCGGTCACGATCGCCAGCGACAGCGGGCCCTACGCACGCACCATCCTGGACGGAGAGACCGGGGTGTTGGTTCGTCAGCCGCACGAGTGGACTCGGTCCCTCCGGTGGATGCGGGAACCGGAGGAGCGCACCTACATCGCGTCGGTCGCCACGGCCTACGCGCACACCCGCTCGATCGAGAATCACTGGCAGGGCTGGGAGGCGGTCTACACCACCTGACCGGGTACGTGTCCCGGTATTGACATGGTTTGTCCAGGGGCGTAGCGTCGAGCCCATGACCACACGAACCCACTGCGAGCAGCTCACCGATCACCTGGCCCACCCGGTCACGTTCGGCCGCAACCAGCTGCAGCTCTACCGGTGCCCCGGTCGGTTCACCCCGTCCGCGCACCGGCCGCCGGGTCCGAAGCTCAAGCACGCCATGGATTCGGACCCGTTCGCCGGGGTCGACTCCGACGCTGCTCCGTCCATCTGGGACTGACAAGTATGTGCCCGCCGTTCGGTGGCCAGGTCGGGGAGATCCTGGGAGCACTCGAAATGAATCTGGCTGACCACGCTCTGGCCGCGGCCCCGCCCTTTCCGGGGCGGGGCCGGTTCACCCCGATGACTTACACCCACGAGGAGCGCGGCGCGGCGGCCGGCGACCTCGCCAACACCATTCGCCAGACGGCGTTCCTGCTCACCGCTGAGGAGCGGGCACGGTTCGCCGTCGAGCTGCTCACCCCGCACAGCACCGACACCGCGCACGCCGCGGGATATGGAGAACCGGCATGAGTCGAGCCGCACGCCTGGTACGCAAGTTCCACCGTGCCATGGGCCTCCCCGCCCGTGAGCGCAGAGACACCGCGCTCCGGCGCACGCTGCTCTCGGAAGAGGCCAGCGAGGCGGCCGACGCGCTGGACACGGGCGACCTGGAGGCCGTGGCCAAGGAGCTGGCCGACGTCGTCGTGGTCGCGTACGGCGGAGCGATCGAACTGGGCATCGACCTGGACCGGGCCATCCGCCTCGTGATGGCGTCGAACATGACCAAGCTGCCCAACGGCGCGCCGGTCCTGCGCGCGGACGGCAAAGTCACCAAGGGCCCGAACTACTCACCGCCGGACATGTCCTCGTGCGTGCCGGCCGTGTGGGAGTACGCACAGTTCGAGGGTGAGTGAGCTGTGGCCCGCCGCACCGAACGTGCGCTTGCATTGCTCGTGTTCTCCACCGGCGTGACGCTGGTCGTCGTCGCCATCGCGCAAGTCCTGATTGGAGTAGCTAATGCCCGGTAGTGCTGAAGAGGGTCGCGCCCTCATGATGGACTGGATCCGTGCCCAGGACCCCCGGTCCGTGCTCGACGTGGGGGCCGGGAGCGGGACCTACGGCAAACTGTGCCGAGCACAACTTGACGACTGCTACCTGATCGGGCTGGAGGTGTGGCGTCCGTACCTCCGCCGGTTCGACCTGTCGGCGGTCTACGACCTCGTGCTACATCGCGACGTGCGCAACATGGCGCTGGACGAGTGGCCTCGCGTGGACATCGTGATCCTCGGTGACGTGCTGGAGCACATGAGCGAGGTGGACGCCGTGCGCGTCTGGAACCTCGCCAGGGCCAGCGCGCACAAGGCGGTCTATCTCTCGATCCCGATCATCCACTACCCGCAAGGGCACGAGGAGGGCAACCCGTTCGAGGAGCACATCGTCCCGGACTGGAACCACGATCGTGTGCTGGCCACGTTCTCCGGCATCACCTGGCACTGGCAAGGCACCATCGTGGGCCGGTACGAGGCGGCCCGGCCCGGAGCACCCGTGCTCGTGCACACAGCTGTGGGCGCTGACACGGCATCTCGGAACTCCATCACCGGATCGGTCACGGGGTCCGTGGTCCAGGCCGGCAACATCGACGGAGGGCTGTCGCTGTGACCGTCCACGACATCACGGTGTGCGTCGCCACCATCCCGCCGCGGGAGCGACTGCTCCGGCGCGCGCTGGCCAGCGTCGCCGTGCAGACCCTCCAGCCGGCGGCCATCGTAGTCGAGTACGACCATGAGCACACCGGCGCGGCGGCCACGAAGAATCGCGCCCTGGCCAAGGCGGACACGCCGTGGGTGGCGTTCCTGGATGACGATGACTCGTTCTGGCCGGCGCACCTCTGGACCTTGCGAGAAGCGATCCAGGGTGGGACCGTCTGGAACCGTCCCGCAAACTGGGTTGCTGACGTCGTCTACTCGATCCCGAACGTGCCCCAACTCCCCGGCGGCCGGGACCCGAACGGCCGGTACGGCGTGCCGTTCGACGCCGACGAGTTGCGGCGGCGCTCCTATATCCAGACCACGAGCCTGATCCGGGCCGACCTGCTCAAGCAGGTCGGCGGGTTCCAGCTCCCCGACCGCACGATGCCGGACGGGTCGCCCTGTGTCTACGACGACTGGGGCGCGTGGCTGGCGATGCTCGACGCGGGGGCTCGGTTCCTCCACGTCCCGGAGATCACCTTCACCTGGAATCACTGGGGGCGGGGAGACGTCGGCGTGCCGGGCAACACGTCGGGCGAACCATCT